CTTCCTCTTCCTCTTCCTCTTCCTCTTCTTCTGCAGCTTCTTCCTCTTCCTCTTCTTCTTCCTCTTCCTCTTCCTCTTCCTCTTCCTCTTCCTCTTCGGACTCAGCTTCTGATCGTTCATTGTCGCTTACAAGCTGTGCTGTAACACGCGTAACAGATTCGTTATTACCGTGAAAACGTTCGTTTATTTCGCAACGAATTTGTCCATAGTCCCACTCTTCGTCGTTGCGTACATCTTGAGTTGATGCAGTACTATTGCTTGGCATCTGGTAATTCAAACGAACGCCTTTCCAACAATTCGGTTTTTCGACGATCTTGGCCCCATATTTTTCATCCATCAGCCCTTTCACGTGCGTTTTCTTTGGAAATACATTCATCTTGGTATTCTTGGCAAACCAAACATTGAATTCATTACATAATTCCTCATNACCAATCTTTCTATCTGCGTCTTCAATAATACACTCAGCATTAAAGTCGTTAAAATACACATTCAAATGTTTATTAACTTTATGCTTATGTAGCTCATCTTCAGAGGAAGTAGCATAAGTACAATAATCACAGTAATACATACTGTCGTCTTGTTCGATGATCTCCTCTTTAATTACATAAACATCACTTGAAGGTTTGTCATTACCAAAAATACCCACAAATTCAATATCATTCACATCAGAAAATTCAAGCGGCTCTTGTTTAATAGGAGCGTAATGAATGATTTTATCTTTTTTATCCTTTTCCTTTTCCTTTTCTTTTTCTTTTTCTTTTTTATCCTTTTTTCTTTCTTTATGCATATTTGAAGACGAACATTGAATATTTGATAAGGTGTATACAAGATTTTTCAGAGATTTATTTTCCTTTTTTAGTTTCTTGTTTTTCTCAATTAAATTTTTTACAAATGGAACTTGTGTAATCATATACAATGTCAAATCTAATTCGCTTTGTGTCATTCTTTGCTTCGTCATGGTGTATAACTGTAATATATATAGAATAATGTCTTTATATACTAATCAATTTTCATTTCTACTATGTATCCAACATTCACAAGTTACACTCTATCTTATTCCATGAAGGTGGAAATAAATCAACTGTGTTATGGGGTAATCCCGGACCAAACCATTTACTTGGGTAACACACAATTTTATTGTCATCTGGAGTTTGGTTGAAATAAGCTCCCCACCAGCTAAACGTGCTGTTTCCAATGGTATAATGGTCACAGCACGACATGAGTAACATTTCTTCCCAGTCACTTTTCACGTTATCTGCGTGTACAAAATCCAAGTCAAGAAAATCCGCCTGTAACAAAGTGGTCAAGATACTTACCATTTGCATATCCACCTTTTGACAGAAATATAATACAACACAATTGGATGGGTCTTCTTTGGAAAAAATCTGCTTTAGTGCTTTGTTATAGTAATCTACATTCATCAATGGATGACAATGCTGTATCTTTACATAATCACCTAGGCGGAAATGCATACAAATGATTTTCTTTCCATTCTGTTGTAACAATCCAGTATATTGGGAACGCACAGAGTCTTGTTGTTGTTTCAATTGTATTTTCTGAAAAATGGCTTGCTCTACGTCCTTGAAGTAATAGTAGCTTTGGTAATAACCATTCAACATCAATGCAACAGATGAAATAGGAGTAATCTCGTTGTACCGAAACGATTTTTCATTAACGCGCGGAAACTGCTGTAACATTTGGTTGGTTAAGTTATATCCCGAATGGTTTGTAGTATAGCAATGTAATTCCTTGAGAAAACTATGCCAGTACGTTTTGCGTTGTAATCCCATATGTGTTTTTTCACTATATGGGAAAATTGGAGTCCAACCGTGCTTGATTGCAAAACCCAAAACAGTAAAGATTTGAAATAATTGATTTCCAAGTCCCCCCATTACAACACACGAAACATATTTATTGGTTGTATCCATTAATACAACAAATAAGAAGGTTTTTATATCTTTTCGGTATTAACAACCAAAGGTATCCATCATAATTTCTTTTTTGCTGGGACCTTTTCGTTTTTCACTATTTTTCTTTACTTTGTACATACCTGACTGATTATAATTATTTCCGCCATTTTTTTTTGAGTCATCATTTTCTTCGTGTAATTCCGGTAATATACGTGTCATCGGTTTTTCAACAACAAATAATACATGATCAGAATTTAATAATCGTCTATATTCCTTAATATTCATATTTCCATAAAATTTCTCCAACAGCATATGTGGGTCGGGTGCGGGTCGAATATTTTTCTTATAGTCATAAATTTTACCATATACGTGGTTCAATAACTGGTATTGCTCGAATTTAACGGAGTCATCTATATTTTGATTCATTAAATGGGCGACCGCACAAGGAGGTCTACAAAAAGACCCATAACCAAATATTTCGCCATTCATTTCGTATTTGGGTATATAGCATGGTTGGTTATCAAATTCGTAAGTGCACCAAAAACACGCAGAACGTTTGTCGTGAATATTATTCTTATAGAATGCTATTTTCAGCTCCTTTAATTTTTCTTCGATCTCATTATCATCAACATTAGTATCATCGCTGTTGTTTGATACTCCGCATTTACATTGACTACAACCAGATGATGACTCGTTCATCATACCAGGGTAAGCAATTGTAGTATTATCCATTGTACTTACTTTGTCTGTATCGTTTAAATCAAAATAAGGGGCTTGCTCTTGTGGGGTATAACTTTGAATTTGAGGAGGAACATTGGGGTTGTATTTCAATGGGTCAATAAAAGACAGTTTATCATTTTTCTCATCTAAGTCGTTTGTAGAACATTTTAGATGTAAAATTACATTTTGGACGGTGGAAACTTGTTCGTTTACAATGTCGTCTTTTGAAATTAATTTGCCACCTTTTGGTTTGCGACCGCGTTTCTTTACCTCAGGTGGTTTTTCTTCAACAGTTAAAACAACTTGGGGGTCATCTTTTCGTTTACGACCGCGTTTCTTAGGAGCAGGACTACCACCCAAATTATTTACAATACTATCACTCATAACAAATAATATTTTATACATATTATTGGTAATTTTGTTTATGTTGTTTTAAATAAGCTTTAGGGGGCGTGTTCTTCTTGTTCCGTACCATTGGAATTATTTGTTTCGGTAACATTATCAAGTAAATGACGATGATTCACCAAACAACAACCATTATTCTTAAGAATAAGTTCATTCACAATCTGTCCGTTGATAGTGCGCTCAGTTTGTAGCACATTGACTATTTCAATAAACGCGTTTTTATTTTCAGTAATTAACTGAAATGCTTTTTGGTAGGCAAAATTCACCAATTCAGACACTTGGCGGTCTATATCGTTTTTATTATGTTCGCTCATGCGAGAGCCACCACTCCCAACGACGCGTCCAACAAATGGAGTATCACTATTCATGTCTTCGTACAATGCAATATTGTCTCCAAACCCATATTGTGTGACATAACTACGGGCTATTTTATTGGCTTGCATCAAATCATTCGATGCACCAGTGGTAATATCCAAATCGTGGAAATGTTCAAACACCAAGTCATCTAATTTGTTTTCCTTGCGTTCCCTTCGGTATAAATAAACTTCTGCAGCACGCCCACCCAAAGCAATTATCAAATTCGCCAACATGAATTTTTTAGTAGCATACTTCAAGTATTGTTCCTTGGGTGTAAAAAGGGTGTATCCTCCCATACCATTCTTGTTCTCATTAATGGTTACTTTTCGCAAAACAAATAAATCAGAAAATAAGGAGGTCATCAGCGCGTGTCCGGTTTCGTGGTAGCTAACCAACCGTACTACATCCGGGTCTTTTACTTGAACGTCTGATACTAATCCAATTGTATTCTTCTCAAAGGCATCCAACATGTTTTTCTGGTTAATAGATGTTTGATTATTGCGTACGGAAAAAATGGCAGCTTCATTTGTGAGACTTGCAATGTCTGCACCTGAAAATCCAGTGGTGAGTATGGACATTTCATCCAAATCAACTGTTTTATCAATTTTCTTATTATTCAAATGGACGTTCAAAATGGCTTTACGTCCGCTAATATCCGGTAATGGGACTTTGACTTTTCGGTCAAATCGACCGGGTCGGACAAGCGCGCTATCCAATATATCAATACGGTTTGTTGCTGCCATAACAATAATACCGTCCGAAGGAGTGAATCCATCCATATTCGTCAAGATTTGATTCAGTGTTTGTTCTCGCTCATCATTTCCACCAGCAATACCTGCACCGCGTTGGCGACCAATCGCATCAATTTCATCAATAAACACAACACACGGAGCATTTTTCCTGGCTTCATCAAATAATTTTCGCACGCGTGATGCGCCAACGCCCACAAACATTTCTATAAATTCAGACCCACTTGCGCTGATAAAAGCAACCTCCGCTTCGCCAGCTACCGCCTTCGCAAGCAATGTCTTTCCAGTACCGGGGTTCCCTTCTAATAATACACCACTTGGAATTTTAGCACCCGCTTCTGTGTATTTCTCATTGTTTTTTAGAAAATCGACCACCTCCATCAATTCGTACTTTGCTTCTTCACACCCAGCAACATCTGAAAAAGTCACATTGGTTTGGATTGAATCGGATGCTTCGAATTGGTTGTTATCGAAGCCGTTCATAAAATTCATCCCATTGTTCCCACTCGAACGATTAAAAAGCATAATTATGTTTGTTATAAAATAGAACACGAACAAATAAGTCCCTATATTGATAAGTGCACCAACTCCTTTACCCAATACGTCGAAAAATACATTATTTACGTTAGGAAAGCTTTGAACGTGAATGTGATTTTTCAATAAATTATCCATCAAGTCATCTACGTGTGCGGAAATGAGCTTTACGTAGTGTAAATTAGCGGATTCAATTAAATTGGATGCGTGGTTATTGTCGACTACCAATGCACTGTTTCCATCATTGGCAATAGCAATGTTATCAATCATCTTTAGTTTTTCAGTATCAAATAAATCACTATACATCCATTCCTGCCCTGTATTAGAGCCAATGATGGCTTTGATGTCATTCGGGTCAGTCGCCATACACAATGTGTGACACTGTTGGTGGACGAGAGGCGTTGTTCTTGGCGGGTGAAACCCGGTTACACAAACAAGAGAGGTAAATAAAAAAAAGCTACAATATGTAAACATATAGATACAAAATAGAGTTTGTATTTATACCGTTCTATTCATTTACACTTTTGGATATTTTCTATGTAAAATATATAATTACGTATGACTACACGAAATTGGAGAGCAAAAAACACACGTGCGGGTTGTGGTACAATGTACTTTGATTGTTACATACCAAGTACAGTTGCAGTTAGTAAATTTACAGAGGTAGGTGCGTATGCAAATACATTTATATAGTTTATAAATGTATTAGATATTAATACGCAATAAGATATATTCAAGGTATGAAAGCATTCGGATTCGAATTTTTATTATGGGTACAGTGTGTGTATTTATGTATAGCATTAAAACATAGCATTACTACGATCCCTTCATTGGAAAATAAACATATTTTACCCATGTATTGGAAAATCGCCAAAAGCAGTAGCATTACAAAGAATCCTCAAAAGTTCATATTCAATGGTTCCCCCATTTGTATTTACCGAAACAATGATGATACGGTAATAGGTATTAATGATATTTGTGTTCATCGGGGCGCGTCATTGAGCCAAGGTAAAATATTACCCAACAATTGTTTGCAATGTCCCTATCATGGGTGGGAATATAATGACGGGATGGTTGAACGCATACCAGGTTGTCCGGAAACAAAAATGGGGACCGTAGGTGTGAATCAGTTTTCTGTGTGTGAAGAAAATGGTGACGTATATATACAACCATTTCAGGATATTAATACGGGGAAGGGTGAGTCGTACAATCATAGTATTTACGTTCCACCAGAAGCAAATAATATTGGCTTTACACGGATTAGCGGAAGTAAGAAAATCTCCCGTCCTGCATCATTAGTTACTGAAAACGTATTGGATATGATGCATGTGAGTTACGTACATTCGTTTGGAAACAGTATGAGTCCGGTCCCGTTCAAAATCATGTATGAAGATATAAATGAATACAGTGGAAAAACAATATTTCATTATACCGCCGGACCAACGAGCATGTCTGCTATATTGGGTAATTCCAAGTTTGTAGTGGTTGAGAATGAATTTTATTTACCTGATACGACGGTAACGCGCGTGAAAGCAAATGATGTGTTGATAAAAACGATAGTCACACATTGTTATCCCATTGGAAAGAATGAATCCATCCTACATTATGATTTGTACCGGAACTTTCTCACGTCGTCGGTGTTTGACCCATTGTTTAATTACCAAATGGATCTTACATTGAAAGAAGATATTAATATTTTGAATCAGTTATACGAGGATTATAACAGTGGTATTATGCATACCAAGTTTGATGTCACCCAATTGAAATATCGTAGTAAAAAGAAACGTATTCGCAATACCCTTTTCAAGAAAAAATAGATCCCACACAACTTCGTATCAAGTTCATAACAATTGTAAAGATTTACACCCTTGAAGATTTAAAACGCCGTTTTTTATCTATTGCTATTTAACATTATTAATATACCCCACGCTATCACAAATAGAGGCTGTCCTGGACCATCAACAATATTATGGGTTCGCTGATACGGCAATATTTGCATCATGCTTAATAATACCAAAAAACTTGCAAATAATCCCAAATATTTTTGATTACCAGATAAATGATTTCCAGCATTTAAACCAAGAATTATCCACGATAGAGCAAATATTACTGGGAAAACCATAGGCGGAGTTTGTTTTTTAACCATATATTGTTTCATCATCATTACTGCAATCACTATTCCTATGGAAGGAAGGATAAACGCAAGTTTATTTGGTTTATTTATAGAGAATATGTAAGCAGTATATATCCAACCCATTATAAACATTCCCATTCCAAGTGGTTTCCCGATTGGATGATTAGGAAACCCTAATTGTTCGAATGAGTTTTTAGTAACTACTCCA